ATAATTCTTCTGAAACTCCGGGTGTCAATTGTAGAACATTTTTTGGCGAACTTAACCAATTTTGTCCCAATGGATTAAATACGGTTATAGTAACAGTTACAGGATTCAAATCATTGTTGGTAACGTATAACGTTTGCCCCCATTCCCATCTAAACTCTCCTGATAGGTTATTTACTCTACCTACAATTGAAGATTCAGGTGGTGCTGATGTTGGTTCCGCCTTAACAATAACAACCTCATTAATCAAATCCCCACCAGCAACTAATGCGATATTTTGAGATGCCTGTGTAATTGCTTGTTGTTGTTGTATTGAACCTAATTGTGATTGTAATCCTTCTATTATTGAATTAAGAGAATCTATTTGCTTTACTAATGCTTCTATTTGCGCTTTATATCCCATATTCTGAGATTGTAAAGATGCTCTTAAAATACTTTCATCTATTGATTTTTGAATTGAGTTTTGTATTTGTGTTGATAAATCTTCAACCGTTTTTGATAAAGTATCTATTTGATTTGCTAAAACCGTATTTGTTTGTCCTATTGCAAGGACATCCGCATCCTTTGTAGAACCATCGGCAACCAACCCAGCAATCTGCGCTTCTAAATCAGAAATTGTTTGTGATAAATTCCCAACTTCATTTTGTAAAGAATTAGCCAATGCCGTTTCTTCATCTAATAAACTTCTTGGAACCAAATCTTGGGAGGGTGGTGCGGGAATGGTGGGTTTTAATTCTGTAATTTCAGTATTAACCGATTTTAAAAGTTCTTCTTGGTTTATTTTACTTTTTGATAAACTTTTAAATAGTAAAGATGATGCAACATTTTCTTTGTTTGGAACCAGTGTAGTTGGTGTATTTTTTGAATAAGCATAATCGGATCCAGAACTAATTAGAATTTTTTCTAATTGCGCCTTTCTTAACTGCTCTTCTAATGGTGTTCTAATTAACATTGTTATAATTAAACTATTTCAAAAATATATTTTTCATCAATTATTGTAGAAATTCCACTTTCAACAACTTTCAATTTAAGCTTGTATGTTCTATCTTCTGCTAATGTTGATAAATCCATCTTAAAATAGTTACCATTGGAATCACAACTTATTTTTGTGTAATCACCAAATGGAAATATGATATCACCCGTTACATAATCTTCAACCTGATAATATGTAGTTGTAGGTAAGTATTTTACTTGATCATATTCAAATGTTGTCCCGAAAGATTTTAGTGGATATGCATCTCTACCTTTTAATCTAATTTTTACAATACTATCTTTTACATATTTTGTTTTCAGATTTGTAAAAACAATTTTATAATCATCATCCGATATAGAACCTGTTACTGATGTTAAACTACCTGTTGTAAATATAGAATCATCCCAAGTCAATTCTAATTTGGGTTCATAAATTGTATTGGTTTCTTTTGAAAAGAATTTTAATGCACCATAATCCAAAGTATTTTGTTCGTTTTCTAAACTATGGTGAACAATAAATCCATTATTTGGAATAGAACCATTTAACCATAAATTGATAATTTCGGTAACATCCATTCTAATATCATCGGGTTCGTAGTTATAAGATTGAGATGCTTCCGATGCAGTATACCAGGTTCCACCCGCAGCATCATACGATCCTGTAGTTCCTATTTCAAAGGTTGCACCACTTCCGGTTGGAACAACCTGCCATGCATTGATTCCATCTCTATAATTCCAACTGACACCATCCGATGTTATATTATCAAATTTTGTACCAGTTCCCATTGTCCAACTTTGAGATACGGCATTTGCATATACTGTATATTCTAATGGGATTTCTTCACTCTTAGTTGCTTTTAAGTTTAAATAAACTTTATAATTATCCGTTATTCCATTTTCTACAATAGATTGAGAAACCGTATTTATATTAAATTTTATAATAGCCCTATAAACATCTCTTATAGAACCATAGTAAACTTTACCTACTTCTAATATTTCATCCCTACCAGCATTCTGATCTGGTTGTTGTAAATATACACTTGCATCATATAAAGATGTGAAAAATTTATGCATTATAATGCCCTCCCTTTAATATCTTTGTTAGGAAATTTAACTTCAAAAATACATGGATCCAAAGATGGATAAATAATTTTTGCTCTTGTGGCCTCGTCTATATTGTAACGATTTGGCGAATAAGTATCACCACATAAATTATATACTTTAACCATTGGAACACTCATAACACCTTCTATATTTGCCAAAACTAATTCAATTTCCGATAAGTTTATTGTTTTATTAAAAGTCCATCTATCAATATTGAAATAATCTTGTAATTCAGTAATACAGGCGGTTAATACTTCTCTTTTGTTATAGTTTGAATAACATATTATTTCAAAATCTACACCTATATTTACAACATATCCATCTATTATATTTACGGTATCGGTCAGTACTCTATATTCACTAATATATGTTTTTAAGTTTTGTTTTATTGCTTGATTTATATTTGTTAATTTTTTGTTTGCATCGTATCCCAAAACATACATATTAACTGCAAATGGATTATTGGTATCTTTTGTATTTGTAGTACTTAAATTTAAATACTTTCTTAGTTCGTTTGTAATTTCGTTTGGATTTTTATCTTTAATATTTTGAACCAATCCTGTAAATTCTGCTAATTTTTGTGGGTTACCTAAAATAGTAGCAGGAGAATTTATATCCGCTTCTCCATCGGGCGCAACCCAAACCTTTGCAACACTACCATATTTTTCCGGCATACTTAATGCACGAACCATATAATCTTTCGCAGTTACTGCTCTATTTTGAGAACCAAAAACACCCAAAGCGTTTTGTCTAATTTCTTCAATACTTTCGGGTCCTCTACCACCTACCGCTGCCTCTATATTTTCAACCGCTACGGTTGATTTTGCATCCTGATATACGGATAAAACATCATCGTTTAATGATAATAAATCTTCATTATATTGTATATTTATTATATTTGTTAAATCTCCCGTATTAACATTTGATTCAACCCCTCCTCCTATTAAATACTTTACTGTCAACGTTTTTGATACGGGTGCAATACCGAATGTGTTTGTTTTTAGAAAATTAGATGGATCTATTCCACTATTCAATCTACTTACACTAGTGGCCAATCCCAATCCAATATTTTTTGAATTTGGTAATATTAATTCATCATTCAAATTACTATCGCCTGGTCCAAATTGTATAGTATGTGTATTATCAGGATTTACTCTTACAGAGAATCTTCTGGGAACTTTTCTAACTTCTAACATATATGGAACAGAATCTACATATTCGTTTAATCCACTATAAACTTCCGTATTTGGAACTTCCGAAAATACCGTTTCTTGTGCTAGGTATGGAACTTCATACCATTTATTGTTATCCTCATCCGTAATAGAAACAATGGAAATAATATTTGTATCGGGTATTATTGCACTTGGATAATCTATTGATGTATCAAAAGATATAGTTGTTGTGATTTCTGTACCCGATATAGCTTTAACTAATTTACTAATTAAATATCTACTTGGTTCTCCTGTTATACTGTCTCTTTCATATATTTCAATTTCTCTATCTACCGAATTTGAAAAATCTACTTCATCTATTGTTCTAAAAATTACATTTGAATTGCTAGTAGATTGAACTTGCATTGCTTCCGCAATTCTTAAATAAAATCTAGAATCCGGTCTATTATTTATACCTATTCCAATGGAAGGAACTAACTGATATACTTTTAAAGTTGTAACTGCAGGCGCACTAACTTTTGGTTTATATCCCATAGTTTGTGCGATAGCCATTACGTTTTTCCTTTCGGTTGCATAATACAACATTGATTCTTTTAATTGCGTATCTTGATAAAAAGATAATAAATCCCCTATTGCAGCTGCTTGTTCTATAAATACCATTCCAGGAGATGCTTCATTAAAATCGGAATAAGTTGATGGAAAATAAGTTTTAGTAAAATCAATGAGAGATTGCTTTAAAGAACTGAAATCTTTATTTAAGTAATTGAAATTTTTATTATCATTTCCCCAAACTTTATTTGTAGGTTTTATTGCCATTTATAAATTTTATTTTATTGTTCTACTAAAATAGTTACCGATTCTCCAAAATCTCTATTTATTCTTAAAGAAAATGCTATTTGTAAATAAATTTTATGATTATCAATATCATTTGTATCATAATCAAATAAAATTTGATCTATGTTTAAATAAGGTAACCAAGTATTCACAGCTTCAATAATGGTTGATTCAATTTCAAATTCTAAAGAATCCGTAGTAACGGGTTCAAAAATTAATTGCCAAATATCACAACCAAATTCAGGTTGCATAGTTCTTTCACCCTTTCTTGTCATTATTAGATTTACAATATTATCTTTTGCTTGAGATAAAGTAGTATAATTGACAGCAAAAATACCATTAGAATCGGATTGTTTGTTTATACCAATTCCCAATACCTTATCGGCATTTATTGATAAATCTTGCGTATTAAACCTACCTAATTCAGTTGCCATTTTATCTTAACCCTTTTTCTTTTTCTTGTTTTGTAAATACTTTTGTTAAAGAACTATAGTCTCTAGTCAATGCTTTATTTAGTGCATCTAAACCTGCATTTCCTGTTGATGGTATTGTTTCTTGTACTGATTGATTTCTGTAATCCATTGTATCCCACTGATCTTCTTGATATCTCTGTGGTTGAATAGTATCTAAAATACTACCTTCATTCATCATTCCACCTTCAACTCTTTCCGAAGCACTAAATGGTTGGGTCATATTTAAAATCTCATTAATCATAGGGTCTTTTGAAAATTCCTTTTTGATTTGAGGTTTTTGTTGCGTAGGTACTACTGTTTGTTTTCTCGTAGACGCGGTACTATTTACCTTCGTTAATTCTGCTAATGATGTTGTTTTCTTTTGTGAGTTTAATGTAACTGCACCAGATTTTACAAGTTTAATTATTTCTTCTTTAACTTGTTGTTTTACTTCATTTTTGACAATCTCCTTAATAAGAGATACTATCACATCCGATTTCATAAAAATTCTTTTTAATAAATATCTAAATATCAAATTTACTTTTACACTTTATATCCGGTCCATGGAACAACTCCTGGACCAGGTGTATTTGGGGGGTATATTGCTGTTACAATGAATTGACCTGATACGGTTAATAAATGTAACTTTGCTGCCGAAACAAATGCTTTTATAAATATATTACTATCCGTATTTGGTTTTACGGTCAATGGTGTCCAAGATCCTGCGTTTGTAACTAAACCCTGATTTGTAACTAAATTTTTTAGAGCACCTGGTGCAGGAATCTTTGGCGGTGGAAATAATTGCATTGTTGCACCAGTCCAATACATAATTATTGCAGGTCCTATAACATCCAATAATGTAGTTGTTGTTGAAGGTTGAACCGATTTTAATTTACCTTTCAATACATTTTCCATTCCGGTAGTATTTGCTTTTAAAACCTTTATACCACTAATCAAATCTCCGCCTGATAGTATTGCCATATGATAATTATTGGTAAATTGTTTTGCCCAACCATCCATATCTTTTCCATATGAATGATTTTTCATCAAATTTCCCATTGCATTTTCAAAACTACTCCAAGGCATTATTTATTTCTTTTTACTTAAAAAGTTAGATTCTGCTAAAATAACTTTAAGTTTATTTTTAATAGCAATAAATTTTGGTTTATTTAAAGGACCGGCATCAGTTGGTGTTGGTCCTGATGGTGTCGGATACCATTGTTTATTTATTTCATCAATTAAATCTTCTAAAATTTTTACCAATTCACCACCCAATACCATTGGTTGAACTGGATCACCATCTTTTCCTGGTTTATCATTTTTACCTAAATAAACTTCACCACCATCTGAATTTAAGAATATTTGTTTACCACTTCCGCCTGCATGGAATATGATGTTACTTTTGTTTGCAAACATATAAACATCATTCATAGCATCAATAGAGAATCTTCCACCACTAAACACTGCAACTTGTTTTTGACCAAATACTAAAAATTCATTTACTCTTGCGGATAACAAAATCCTATCAGAATTAACATAAAGTTGATTTCCTTTTAATGCATCATCATCTGGATATTTAATTTTTTCTTTACCCTTTTCATCTAAACCATATGCTTTCTTTTCATTAAAAGATTTTTTTAAGTTTGAATCATCTTCCGTTATGTTGTATGGTATTTTTACCTTATTCGATGTTATATAAATAGATGTTCCATCTTTATTAAAATCTTCATCAACTAACGTTGATATTTTTTTATCATCCAATTCTTTATCTTGAAGATTTCTTATGAATATGGAAGGTGATGAGGTTTTATCATCTTCAGTT